GAAGTCTGGAGTGATGAAATTATCGCAGCTTACAAGAAGAACCTCGTTGCTGCTAACCTCGTTAAGAAGATGAACTTCAAGGGCAAGAAAGGTGACACCGTTCACATTCCCGCCCCCACCCGTGGCGACGCTTCGGCTAAAGCTGCTTCCACCCAAGTGACCCTGATTGCTGCTACCGAGTCTGAGAAGACCGTGAGCATCAACCAGCACTGGGAATACAGCCGCCTGATCGAAGACATCGTTGAAGCTCAAGCTCTGGCTTCGCTGCGCCAGTTCTACACTGATGACGCTGGCTACGCTCTGGCTAAGAAAGTTGATTCCTTTCTGGTGCAACTTGGCCGTAAAGCCAACGGCGGTGATGGCACTGCTGCTTACACTGGCGCTTACTCTGGTGCTGACGGTACTACCGCCTACACCGGCACTGCTGGCGCTCTGACCGATGCAGCTATCCGTCGCTCGATTCAGCGTCTGGACGACAACGATGTGCCGATGGACGGTCGTTTCCTGATCGTTCCCCCGAGCACTCGTAACACCCTGATGGGCATCGCTCGTTTCACCGAGCAAGCCTTTGTGGGCGAGACCGGCGCTGGTAACACCATCCGCAACGGTGAAGTTGGCAACGTGTACGGCATCCCCGTGTTCGTGACCACCAACGCTGACGCTGCTACCGATGGCGACCGTATCTGCTTGCTGGCTCATAAGGACTTCGCTGTTCTGGTTGAGCAAATGGGCGTGCGTACCCAGACTCAGTACAAACAAGAATACCTCGGTACTCTGTTCACTGCTGACGTTCTGTTCGGTGCTGACGAGCTGCGTGACGGTTCTGCCGTTGCTCTGGCTGTTCCGGCCTAATTTACTGAGTAGGTAAACGGTTGGCCCTTCGCAAGAGGGGCCTTCCTTGTATCTACTCTAAAGGAGATAATAGATGGGTATTAAATTTAAGTGCTTACAAAGTGGTAACGAATTCGAGTTCCACACTGAGCATGACATCAAGACAATGCGTACACACCCTGGCTATCAGGAAGTCTTACAAGAAGTACAAGAATCTGAGGATACTTTAACTATTCGTAAGCCTGGACGACCGAAGAAGACATTTGAGGAACAATAATGCGTGAATTCTCAGTAGGAAACAACCTTACAGCAGCTACAAAAACTACGGTTTATACAGTTCCTACTGGCTACTACGCTAAATGGAACCTATGCTACGTTGTTAACCATACCGGCAACAATAAGACCATTGATGCTATCTGGTACGACGCAAGCGCCAACACTGAAATCTATGTGTTAGACAGTTACATCCTTAGCCCGACTCAGTTCATTAAGTTTGATGGCGGTGCTTATGTTGTTCTCGAAGAAGGCGATCAAATCCGATTAGAGTCTGAATCAGGCTCCACAATGTCTGCTATTAATACTTTTGAACTGATCCGTAAAGGTTAAAATCATGGCTGTTTCAGACCAAGAAGTTGCTGCGTGGCTTGCAGCTAATCCGACTGCCTCTAATGCAGAAATTGCTCAAGCAGCCGCTGCTGCCGGTGTTGATGCTAATCAGTTTGAGCGCGTGACAGGAGTGCCTGCACCGTTTCAGATCACTTATGGCGGGGAGATGAATACTCCTATTGCCTACAGCACTAAGCAGAATATTGGTAATGATATTGTCGATATTCAGTACGGCCCTAGCGGTCAGCAGTTAAGTGCTACAGGTATGCCAACAACTATCAATGGTCAGCGAGTTGTTACAGATTATTCTCCTTCGGGGCAACCCTCTTATCGGCTCTATAATGAACCTGGGATGTTCAATGAACTCCTCAATGCTGCTGCTTATTTAGGCAAAGGCTACGGTTTAGTTACTGGCTTAGATGCTTTATTAGGTAGTCTTCCCTCTTTAGGTTCCAGCGCAGCCTCTTCCGCTGTTGATGCTGACATCGCAGGTGGAATGATTCCTGAATATGGGACTAATCAAGCATATGATGCTTTTATGTCTCAAGCAATGACTCCTGAAGCTATCGCAGCTTTAGAGAAACAGATTGCAGAGAGTTCTGTTGGTGGTCTTAACTACCAAGACATCCTGAATCAAGGAGGCATGATTACAGATATTGCTTCTGGTAACTTTATGGGTCCTCTTACGGCTGATGAGCTTGGCAATGCCTTTGAGAAGTACATGGCAGAGTCTGGTTACTTCCCTATTACCGATATTAACACTCCTGTAAGTACGGTTGTTACAACTCCTCCAACAACGACTACGCCTCCCGCTGATGTTGTCACTCCTGGTACTAAAGTTGTAGATCCTGATTTAACTAAGATTGTTACTTCCGGCTTGACTAAAGTACTTCCTGGTTTGTTGACATTGGGCGGCGTTAAAGCACTGACAAATCAACCTGCCACGACAGGCGGTCTTCCTACTCAACAAGCACCTACAAATAGCCCTGAGTATTATCAGGCAATCCAACAATACTATAACACGTATATGCCTGAAGTCCCTCGTGATGTGGCTACTCCTCTCCAACAATGGTACGATTCTAAATACGGAGCTTAAATGACTACGATCATTACTAAGAACAGTTCTACAGCCTCCGCTGTGCCTTCCGCTGGCTCTCTTGTGCAAGGTGAGTTAGCTGTTAACGTAACTGACAAGAAACTGTATACCAAAGACTCTAGCGGTACAGTTCAGAAACTTGTAGGCTCTCTTGGTAATCAGGAAGCTTCCTCTGTTGCTATCACAGGTGGTACAGAGTCCGGTGTTGCTATCTCTGGCGGCACTATCAACAACACTCCTATTGGTGCTACTACAGCCTCTACCGTGCGTGGTACGACTGTTACCGCTACTGTGGGCTTTACAGGCGATGTGACAGGTAACGTGACAGGTAATGTCACTGGTAACGTCACAGGCAATGTAACAGGCAATGTCACCGGTAACCTTACAGGTAACGTGACTGCCTCTAGCGGTACTTCTAGCTTCAACAACGTGACCATTAACGGTACGTTGGACATGAACTCTGGTACTGCTGGTACTATTACTGGCCTGCCTACCCCGACTAACTCGGGTGACGCAGCTCCTAAGAGCTATGTTGACACAGCTATCAGCAACTTAGTCGGCACCGCTCCGTCTACTCTGGATACTCTGGGTGAGATCGCCGATGCTCTGAATGATGATGCTAACTTAGCAGCCACTCTGACAGCATCTATTGCCACTAAAGTGAGCAAGTCTGGTGATACCATGTCAGGTGCTCTGGCTATGGGATCTAACAAGATCACTGGCTTAGGCACTCCGACAGCAGGCACTGATGCTTCCACTAAAGCCTACGTTGATGGTGTTGGTGATCTGAAGCTTAACTTGACTGGCGGTTCTATGACGGGTAACATCGTCATGGGTGCTAACAAAGTCACCAGCACTGCTACGCCTACGACTGACGATGATCTGACTCGTAAGGCTTATGTCGATAGTATCTTAGGTTCTGCCACTAGCGCAGCTACTAGCGCCTCTGCTGCGGCTACTTCGGCTACTAACGCTGCTAACTCGGCCTCTGCTGCTGCTTCTAGCGCCTCTAGTGCTTCTGCCAGCGCCAGCGCCGCTGCTGCATCGTATGACAGCTTTGATGATCGCTATCTCGGCGCTAAAGCCTCTGCCCCTACTCTGGACAATGACGGTAATGCACTGCTAACAGGCGCTATCTACTGGAACTCTACCAGCAATACTCTGTGGGTCTGGACAGGCTCTGCATGGTCTCAAGCTACCCTGACTGCTGGTGGTTTCCTTACAGCAGCTAATAACCTGTCTGATTTAGCCAATGCAGCTACGGCCCGTACTAACTTAGGTCTTGTTATCGGCACTAATGTGCAGGCATGGGATGCTGATCTGGACACATGGGCTGGTAAGACTGCACCTACAGGTACTGTTGTCGGTACTACAGATTCTCAGACTCTGACTACCAAGACCATCGAAGCAGGTACTTTCACTAACGGTTACACTGAAGAAGTTGCCACTGCTAACACTTCTACAGCTTACACCATTGACCTCGCTAACGGTTCTGTGCAGATCCTGACTTTGACAGGTAACTGTACATTTACCTTCCCTACCGCTACAGCAGGTAAGAGCTTTATTATGATCCTGAAACAAGACGGTACAGGTTCTCGTACAGTGACTTGGCCTTCTGCTGTTAAGTGGCCTGCTGGCACTGCTCCTACGATTACCTCTACTGCCTCTAAAGCTGATAAATACATCTTTACCGCTGACGGTACTAACTGGATTGGTTCTAACGCTGGTCAGAACTACACTCTCTAAGGAGATTTAATGTTTAGTAGTAATACTTCACAGGTATCTTCGGATGCAATATACGTAGAAGATGTTTTTTCTACCACATTATATCAGGGCAACGGCTCTACCCAGACGATCAACAATGGACTTGACGAATCTGGCAAAGGGGCGCTGACTTGGATCAAGCAGCGAAGCACTGCTGGCGGGCATCAGTTGTACGACACGGCGCGTGGAGCAACTCAGCTTCTTTCTTCAAGCAATGCCAACGCTCAAAGCACGTTTGCTGCTGGCCTGACTTCATTCAACGCCAACGGGTTTTCTCTTGGAAGCGGCATCAACTGCAACACCTCTGGAGAAACCTACGCCTCCTGGACCTTCCGCAAGCAGCCGAAGTTCTTTGATGTGGTGACGTATACGG